CATAGCCACAGTTAGTAGCTATTCTTAATTTATCTAATGATTCTTGTGCAATAATAATTCCACCTTTAGTTTTATCTTTAGGTGTAAATGGTAATACTAATAATCTCCAACCTGTTGGATTGGGTAAACTATCAACTAAAGATTCAGAAATATTTTCTGCTCTTATAGTTTTATCTTCAATTTTTTTATTTTCTTCTTGATATTTTTCTTCAAGACCTAGAACGGTCTTTGGTATTTCGTTTGACTGTGCATCAGTCGATTTTAATAATGTTTCCGCCATTGTTTTTTTGCTCCTTTTTGCTTAGCAGGTTAGAGAGTTCCTGTAATATATATTCGTATACACGAATTTGTCCTATCATATACTGGTATTTTTCCATATTGTCAATATTACCTGAAGTAATACTTAAAGTAATATTTTCTAATTGATTTTTAGCCAGTCTTTGTAATTTTGTAATTACTTCTATTCCATCCATAATTTAACAATTCCACTTTCTTAATGACTTATTAATTCTTGAATTAGGGTCTCGTGCAGTTTTTGCAGAAGTTAATCTTTTCTTCATCCCACTCATTCTGGCACAGAATGATTTTCTTCTCTTCGCTGCCTTTGAACCAGGTTTTAGTTTACTAGGTTTTGTTGTAACTGCCAATGATAATTTTGATCCAGGATTTGCAGCTCTATAAGATGCAATACCTTTTCTATTTAAGCCACCTGATTCAGATTTGCCTTCTTTACGTTGCCATGCTGCGGTTCTACCACCAGATGCCATCATAGTTCTACCTCTTCCTCTTAATGCAACATCACCCATATTAATAAACTTTTGTTTTTTTAGTTTTAATAATTCTACCTTGTCCTCTACCTACTAGTCCACCTTCTTTATAATAATCAACTGGGTTGTATTCTTTAGTAGAATCCTCTGGAAATAATCTAGAATATTTTTCAGCATCAAGTTCTTCTTGAATTACTTTTTTATAATTTTCATCTAACTTTTTTTCAGATTCTTTAAATTTTTTTTGTCTCTCTCGTTCTTGTTTATAATATTTTTCTCCACTCATACTAATCCTCCACCACTCATTTTTTTTCTATTTGTAAATGTTGGAACATTAGATGGTTTAGGTCCAGTATTACCAGCTTGTTGTTTTCTTTTAACAGCGGAAGCTCTTTGACCTTTACTCATAGCTCTAGCTTTAGCTATGGGCACACATTTAGGATAATTTTTTCTTGTCTCTCCACCACTTCTTCCACATTTAGGATAAGATCCATCGGATTTTCTATTTGCAATATCAACCCAATTTTCTTTAACCCAGTTACGTAAACCCATATTAATATTTTTTTGTAACCTTTCTTCTATTTTCTAATACACCACCACAACCTTTAGCAACACCACCTTGTTTATAATTTGATACCATTTTTCTTTGTTGTGAAACGTTTCCTCCACTCATTTTCTTTTTACGTCCACCTGGAACTATTTTACCAGAACAAACAGCACTCGCATACATGTTCGCGTACGCGCTCGGGTACACGTCAAATTTTGCTTTTGCTGCTGCTTTTCCTCTTGGGCAAAGTTTAGCCATTATTTTTTTCTTTTTTTAATATTTTATCTAAAATTTTAGATTGTTTTAAATGCCTAACAGAAGATTTTTTTAAATCTTTTGCTATATTCATTAAACCACCTTTTTTCATTTCTTTAGGTTTTTTAGACATTCCAGCTTCGGAAAGAGCAATAGCAACTGCTTGTTTTCTAGATTTTACAACTGGTCCTTTTTTACCAGAATGTAATTTACCTTTTCCAAACTCTCTCATAACTTTACTAACTTTAGTTTGACCACCTTTTGCCATTTTTTCTTTTACCATTGTACCTTTTTTATTTTCTCTAAATCCTTGTCTTTCCATTTTAGTTTCTTTAGATTCCATTTTCATAGATTCCATACCTTCATGGGCCTTAGATTCATCCATAGCTTTACCACCTCTTTTCATAAGAGCTCTACCTTGTCCTCTTAATGCAATATCACCCATTATTTTTTACCTCTTTTAATCATACCACCTTTTTTCTTAATGACACCTCTACCTTTTAAAACATCTTTAAAAGTTACTTTACCATCACCAGTTAAATCTGGAAATTCTTTTCCACCTTTTTTAACTTTACCACCCATTTTAAATCCTGGTCTTGGTCTTTGTTTATAATCGTTTCTCATTTTAGTTCTCCTTATCCGTTTTCTTGGTTATTATTTACCGGTTTATTAGCCATCGTGCGTGCAACCGATTCCGCAGATCGTCCTACCACATACCCCCCGAGTCCAATTTGAAGAAGTGTCCAAACATCACCTGGAAGAGTTATAGTTATAGAAGCTTTAAAAAAAAATAAGATAACAGGTCCTAATATATAATTCCATACTAATATAAAAATTAATACGTACATTAACAAAGGTCTCCAGCTCGATGCAAACCATCCAGCTTTTGCTTCAGCTTCAATAATTTTTGCTGCAGCTTGTAATTCTTGTGTATTAGATTGTAGTAATTGAGTTTGTAGATCTGCTTTTAATTTTGCTTGTAAATCTTTATCAGGAACTGATTTTTCAATTGTATTAAATAAAATCTTTGCTAGAGGTGCAATAGCTCCTAACATTTGAATCATGGTTTAGTACCACTTCGCTTTTCTTTTCTTATCTGGTAACATTGCTTTTTGACCACCAACTTGTTCAAGTTGTGTTTCTTGTGGATTAGTCATTTCAACTTCAACTGCTTGTACATAATCATCACTATTTAAAAATTGTGAATGATCAACTTGAGTTCCATATGCAGATCTTGATGTTTTTTTTATTTTTTTGGCCATATTTATTCCTATTAGTTAAATCCTTGCTTATTTTGTTTTGCAAGAGATACTCCGGCACGCAGTTTAGCTAAATTTTCGTTTTGTTCAAGCTTATTTTCATTATTCTGTTGATTCATTAAAGCTCTCATTTTGTCTAAGTTCAATCTATCATCAGCTTCTTTGCGTTTTTGCTCGTTTTCCATAGCTCTTAAGTCAACTTCACGTGATTTAAGCTTCAATAATGGGTCCGAATCAAATTGAGAAGTAATTTGGTTTTCCTCTTTCATGAAATCTGATGTCATTTCAGCTACTAATACAGATTTTCTAGATTCAATCTTTTGCATCATCATTTGTAACTGTTGTGCAATAGCAGGATTTTGAGCTGCTTGTTGTTGTAACATAGGTAACTGTTGTAATTCTTTTGAAAATTCTAATTGAACTTGTTCTTGGGACATAATTGAAATGTGTTCAAGTATATTTTTTTGAATTGCAGCAACTATAACTGGATTATTTCTAACCATATTTAATTGCATGAAATTTAAATGAGCTTCAATATGTGCTCTATGATCTTGTCCTGGGAAAGCTTGGAATGGTTGAGCACCCATTGCACTAATATGTTCTAAACTTGGATCTATTGGAGTTGGTCTAGTTGGAGGAGGTAATATCAAATCAATATTATCTACACCAATCGCTTGATACATATCTTTGTAAGCTTGATATAAATTATGAATCTGTGGATTAGATTGAGCAAGTTGTAATTGAGTTTGTGCTAAACTGATTCTTTGTGTTTGAGAAAATATATTTGGATCTGCAACTGGAACAATATCAACTCTATCATCAAAGTCCGCAACTTTAATTTGTTTATTTCCACCTACTACATCGTATGGATATATGGGTGGTAAATATGTTTTAAATACATTTGCTAATAATTTAAATTCTTGTTTTAATGAAGCATAAATTCTTTTGTGTATTGCAGACATAACTCTTGAGCCACGTTCCAATAATGCTAACGTTGTACCTACTGCCGCTTGTTGGTTTCCTTCACCCACTTGATTATCTGCGATGCTCGCGAATCGTTGACCTGCTTGAACAACAACTCCCATTAAAGTTAATAATGTTTGATCTGGTCCCTTAAATGGCAATGTCATAAAGTTATCTTTAATATTTCCTCCTGGAGCGTCGACATCTCTCCATTCTCCTGGTTGTAATGGTTGTGCGTCATCTCTAACTCTAATACCACGCATTTTAAATCCAGCTGGTAAGTTAGCTAATGTTCCTGCATCTAATAATTGTCTTAACGCAGATGTAGCAGTTCTTGATAAACCACCAATCATATGAATTAAACCAAAACCATAGAACCCTAAACCTGGTAAAAATTTAAAGTGTACAAAGTAATTAATTTTATTTTTTTTAGGATCTGTTTCATAGAAATTACGTCTTATAGATAAAACTTCTCTAGAAGATTCTTCAATAGTTACAACGTATGGAAGCTTAATTCCTGTGGGCTCACCAGTCTGTGGATCTTTATCTTCAAATCCTTCCAGATCTAAATAAACATGACATTCTAATAAAGTATAAATGTCATCTTGTTTTTCAACTCTAATACCTTCTAATTTTTGTTTCTTTTCTTTTAATTCATCTGTTTGTATAGCGGGTTCACCAAGTTCAACATCTCTATAGAAACCACTTACTTGTTGTTTTCTTAAATCATTTGCTGAAATTTTAATTGCATGAATTACTGCTTCAGCATCTTCTAATGAAGTTGCAGAATAAGGAACAACTAAATCTTCAGCTGGAATAAATTTAGATACAGCTCTTCCTAATAATTCATCATAGTAAACTTTTTTAAATGTAGATCCTGATAATGGTAAATAAAATAACATCTGATCAAATTCAGCTTCGTATTCTTTCATTACATCCATAATCTCATAGTTCATGAAATCTTTAACTCTATTTGCTTGATCTTGTCTTTCAGGAGTTATTGCTCCAACTATTTGAGTTCTAACTGGACCATCTGCTGGAAGTAATTCCTTATAAGCTTGTGATTGAAATTGTGTTACTGATTCTGCAAGTACTGGATGTGTAACACCAGACGCACCTTTAAAAGGTTCTGTTCGTTTTTCATATTTAAATCCTAAAAGATCTAAACCATTTGTATATGTTGTTTCCCAATCTTGTCTTGAAGAACGATAGTCAAGATAGTTATCAACTAGATCTGCACCTATTTCTCCTAATTCTTGTTCATCAATTATTTCTGCTAAATTTGAAGAATGATTATCTGATTGTAATTCTTGAGTCGGGTCAAAAGAAACTTCTACGCCACCATCTTCCATTTGATTCATTTCAACATTTTCACTTGTAATCTCTGGAACTGTTTCGTCTCTAGTTTCTAAACTAATTTCTTGTTCTTTAAATTCTGGGTCCGATGGAGTTGGAGTAACGTTCGGTAATGATTTATCTATTTCAGCCATGATTAATTATACCTTCTTGTAAATAATGATTCAACACCTTGTGAACTAGGACCTCTAGCAGGTGGTATCGTATTTGTCAATCCACCGTTAGCCATATTTGCTGTTTGTCCTGTTATAGTATTTAATAGATCAGCATTATTTCTTAAAGCATTCATAGTAGCAAAATCTAGATTACCTACAGATGCACCTAATGCTTGAGTACCTATATCTGAACTTCCAACATTTACTGTTCTTTGTACAGGATTGTTTCTTAAATTTATATTTACATCATAGGGAGTTCCTAAATTATTTCCTGATTGTCTTTGAAAATCATATCTATCAAATATTTTATTAGTTTCTGGATTATAACTAAATTGTCCTAAAGTTGTTTTTATTTGATCTACTGGATTTCCAAACATTGAAGAACCTAAAGTTTTTAAATATTCCATTGGAGTAAATCCATCATCCATAAGTTGAGCAATTCCAGTTTGTGGATAATCTGCGTAAGTTATATTTGTTCTACCTTGGTTGGTTGCATTTTGAATTGCTTGATTTATTACGTTTTGTTGTGCTGTTGTAAATTGATTTATATCTTGAAAAGGATTTCCTGATCCTGTTATAAAATTTGAATATCCTTTAACAGCTGGATTATTAAAAATATTTTGTAATTGACTACTTATAAAATCATAAGGAGTTGATTGCCCTTCATAAGGTTGAAAAGGTGCTTCTGGCGTTACAGTTGGTAGTTCTTGTTGTGGGAATATTTCTGCTTGTGGTTGTGTAAATGCTGCTTGATCTTGTGCTGAAACTTGTTGACCAGAGAATGGATCTACTGTTGGAACTTCAGATGATGGACCATATATAAATTCAAAAAGTTTATTTCTTTCATTTGATGAAGTAGGTATTTTTGGTTTAATTAATTTATTATAGTCGTCATATTGACTTAATTGAAGATTTAACTCTTCTTGTTTTTTTGCTATATATTCTTCTGGACTCAAATCAGGTAATCCATATCCACCAGCAAATTTAGTATTTGGACCAAAAGATTTTGCATAATCTATTGATTGTTGATATGAATCTTTTAATCTTCTAATTTTTCCTTCTTGATCATTACCGAATTGACCCTCCATTTGATATAAAAATTCTGGAGTAATTTCTGCTTTATTTCCGAATGTTAATACTCCTTCATAAGTTCCACCATCCGCGTACCTCGTTCTTTCTCTAAACATACTTGCAACACCACCATCCGCGTATCGCTTTCTTTTTTTAAATAAACTACTTACACCACCTTTTTTATATCTTTTAGAAAAAGTTCCCATCACGCTATCATATAAATCAAATATTTCTTTTTTAGATAATCCTTCTGTTTCATAACCTTTTTTATTTAAACTTTTTTCTTCAAAACTTTTAACTTCTCCACCATCAGCAAGATCTATTTGAAATCTTCTTCTTAAATATTCTTCAACAGGCATAACTGGTATTGAACCTTTTGGAACAACATCTCTTGGTTCAAATTTAGGCATAGTAACAAGTTCATCATCTACTATTTCAAGATTAGGCATTTTAGCATCTAGACTAGATAGTAATTCATTTTCAGAATATGATTTATATTTGCTTAATGGTTCTTCTGCTTTACTTTTATTTTCTTTTGCAACCTTACCACCGTTTTTCATTTCAGGTAATTCAGGTATTAAAACATTAACGTCAGGTATATTATCTTCATACCAACTTTCTGGAACTTCTTCCCAATCTCCTGAAAGACCAATTTGTGAAAAAGGTTTCATAAAAGTTATACCACCTCCTTTTGGTCCAATAGAAATACCCCACCTACTAGATGTATCATCTTGAACATTTGGTATGATACTTAAACCTATTCTAGGATCTTTTATATCTTTTTTATTATATTGACCAAATTCTCCACCTATATTTTTATCAGAAAAATCTAAATCAAGACCAAATAATGTATTTCCTTTATAAAAAGGTAAAAGAGATTTTTTACTTAATAACTCTTTTTTGTTTTCTCTAATTTCTTCTTCTATTTCTGCGTCTGTCTGTTTAGGTTCTTTTACTTCCCCCCCTTTTTTATAATTGAATACTGGTGATCCTTTACGTTTTAAAAATCTTCTAAAGCCAGAATTTGTATCTGGGAATGATTCAGGGTCTTCATTAATTAATTCTATAAATTCTTCTTTAAGTAATTTTTTAACATCTTCAGATACAGATCCACCGTCTTTAAAGTTTATATCAGATGGATCAAAATTTGGATCATCTGGTAATCTTCCTCTTGTATCTTTAGTAGTTTTTAATTTATTATAAACTTCATTTAAACTTTCATTAGTATTCTTACCTGTAATTAATTCTTTAGCTTTACTTCCAAATATATTTTCAAATACATCTTCCGCTTTACCTCTTGATAATTGATCTATTTGTTTTGCATTTAAAGATATTAAATCATCATCTAAAAATTGTTTAATTAAAGTTTCAGCTTCAATAGTTTTTTTACTAATAGAAGCAACCCCTTTTTCTTTCATTAAACTTTCAAGTCCTGGCCCTGTAATCTTTTCTTTAGTTGCAAGATCTACAACATCAGCAGTTATTTCTTTTGGTTTAACAACTCCTAAAATTCTTTCAACGTTATCATTAAATGTTTTTAATTGTCTTTCAGTAAATTGACCTACATAGTCAGAAGCATTTTGAATTATACCTTTCATACTATCTACAACTTCAGGTTTTGAATAATCAAATTCTTTTGGGGTTACAGGTCTATTAATTAATCTATCTATCTCTGATCCTGGTATTGGAGTTACATTTGTTCTACTACCAATATTAGGTTTAATCCCTAACTGTTTTAAATTTTCAAATAGTCTAAATAGGATTTGTTTCATTGGTTATCTTTGTTACCTCTAGTAGTATTCCCTGTCTTCATGAATAATTTTTTCATCTTCATAGTCCTCTGGGTGTTCAATAAAGCCCCCCTGTCTAAATCTCATTAAAGCCTGTGTCATTGAGTCAACAAGGTCATCGTGATCCCCAAAAGGAAAAGCCGCGCATTCCTCAATAACCTCTTCTGCAAACTTATGGTCTGGAGCCCATATCTGACCTGATTCAAATAACGGCGCTACAGCATTTATTCTGGAATGCTTATCATTTCCTCTACTCGGTGTAAAGTTAATGACAGGTATACCCATCTTACGTAATTCATAAGTTAGTGGTAATCCTGATGCTTTTGATTCTACAATCACCGAATCTGGTTTCCAATAGTGATATTGTTCTAATGCTTTACGTCTTAACTCTGGAAACTCTAATCTTTCTTTTACTGAATCTAATAGTATTAAATTAGGTCCACTATCCTCGTTTGGATAGAATACACCCCAAGTCGTGATTGCAGAAAAATCGGCAGTTTCTTTTTTCATGAATGCCGTGTCATAACTTTGAATCACATGATACAATTCTGGAATATAATCTTTATCCCATTTTCTCCACCATTCACGTTTAATAATTGAACCTTCTTCTGATGTTGGATTCTGCATCCACTGTGCATTCCATTTCTGTAATGATAGAGATGCTTTAACTGATTCTAATTCTTCTAACTTCCAATACTCTGGCCATACAGGTTCATTGTTTGGAAGGATAGCTGGAAATTCTATAACCTCCCATTGATCAGACTTTAATTCTTTTTGAGCCCCGATCAACGATCCGGTAAGATCTTTCAAAGACCAACGCGTCATGACTACGACAATCTTTCCACCAGGTTGCAATCGCTGACGAGGTCCTGAAGTGTACCATTCATAAGCACGTTCCAGCGCTTCTGGATTCATCGCATCTTGTTCCGAGTGCGGGTCATCGATAATAAGTAAA